GGAATCATAACAACAAAGTGTGAAGCTTATGAGAAAGAAGAAATATAATTTTGCAATGTGCATGAAGCATCGATGTGATGAGTGTAAAAGAAAAGATAAATGCTTTAGAGGAGAAGATGATTATGTTCAAGTTCAAAATAAACAACACAGAATGGTTAATAGAAGAAGTAGATGAAGCTATAATAAACAATGAAATGAAAGCAGATGGAACATTAGGAATAACAATATATAAAACGCAGAAAATAATGTTATTAAAAGACCAAGCAAACGTAATAAAGACATTAAAACATGAGCTAACGCATGTGTGGTTATATGAATATGGTCATAATCAAAATGATGAGAAAACATTTGCATACGAAGATGTATGTGAGATTGTAGCAAGCATTAATGATTTTATTAATGAAATAGTTCAGAAATATCTAAAACAAAAGACTACTCTTGAAGATGGTTATATAAGTGCATTAAGATTTTTCGGACAGCCATAAAGAAAGGAGAATGAAAATGTATTTAAAAGTTAGGTCAAAAAAACTAAAAAAACTTGGCTTGAAAGTAGGAGAAGAAAAAAACAAATTAGTAGTAAAAGTATTAAATGCATGTGGATATGAATGTGATGATTCACAAGAAAGTCAAATAAGAGTTAATCGAAAGATAAAGGCAGAAAAGAAAAAAGTAATACTTAAAAATGAAAATGAAAAGTTATCAAAAGTAGGCAGCTATTATATCTGGGAAGCAAATGTAACAGTAAAAATAATAGATGAAATTACAGGAGAGGAAGCATAAGCTATGTGGAATATATTTTGTGGAATAATATTAAGTTGTTTAGGAGTAATAGCAATAGCCATTACTCTTTTTATTTTTGTTACAATAATAGATGTAATGATAAAACAATTTAAAAGAAAATAATTTTAATAAATTTTAATTAGGAAGGGGTGAGCCAAGTGTTAAGCGAAAAACAGATGCAATGCATAAATCTAATGATTATGGAGAATAAAACGCAAAAGCAAATAGCAAAAGAATTAAACATAACAGAACAAACAATTTGCAATTGGAAAAAAGATAAGGAATTTAAGAATGAAATAGAAAAAAACATAAAAGAAAATTTTGGCTCACTTGCATTAGAAGCACAAAAGGAATTGAAGAAATTATTAAAATCAAATAATGAATATATAAAAATGCAAGCGGTAAAAGACATTCTTGATAGAGCAGGATATAAACCAACAGAGAGAATAAAGAATGAAGTAGAACCTTCTAAAAAGTTTGCTGATATTTGCAAACAATTAGGTGGTGAAGGCCTAAGTGAATGATGAAACAAAAGACTTCGAATTATCAGAAAAATATATTGATTTTTGTAATACAACTGAAAATGTTGATGTAGATGTATTAGAAGGGACAACAGCCTCAGGAAAAACAACGGTAGCAGCAGGAGTTAAATTTATGCGAATGATATCAGCATCTAGTAAAAAAGAGCATATAATCGCAGCAAGAACAACAGGTGTTGCAGAAAAAAATATAATAAATCAAGACAACGGAATATTAGATATACATAGAAATGCCATATATTGTGGAAATGGAGACAAAGACCATAAGTTTCCACATATAAAATTTGAAAACAAAATTATATATGTATTAAGCTATAAAAATAAGGATCAATGGGAAAATGCTTTGGGTGGTCAATATGGTTGTGTATACATAGATGAAGGCAATATAGCTGACATAGATTTTATTAGAGAAATCTTAACTAGAAATGATTATTTATGTATAACATTAAATCCAGATGATCCGAATTTGCCTATTTATGATGAAGTAATAAATCATGCTAGGCCATACAAAAAATATGCTAATGATGTACCAACAGAAATAATGAAAGAACTAAACAAGGTTGAACCTAAGAAAAATTATAGATATTGGTTTTTTACTTTTAATGATAATAAAGGCTTAAACCAAGAGGAAATAGAAAAGAAAAAAACAGTAGCGCCAGTAGGAACTAAGTTATATAAAAACAAGATACAAGGACTAAGAGGAAAAGCAACGGGATTGTGCCTTAACTTACAATCTAAAAATATAATAACAGTAGAAGAAGCAAAGAAGATGAAATTCAAATTATTTTCTATTGGTTGTGATACATCATATTCAAAAGAAAGCCATGACAAAGTAACATTAGAGGGTATAGGTATAACAGCAGATAATAAATGTGTTTTATTGAAAGAAAGAACATTCAATAACAAAGATAGAACAATACCATTTGCACCAAGTGACGTAGTTCAATGGATTGTTGAATTTATGGAAGAGTTCAAAAACGAATGGGGATTTGCAAGAACGTGTTTTATAGATAATGCAGACCAAGGAACAATAATGGAAGCAAACAAAGCTAAAAGGCAAAATGCTTTAGTATATAACTTTGAAAATGCATGGAAAAAGACAAAAATAATCACTAGAGTTCAACTACAAGAAAGTTGGTTGAATACTGGTGATTTTTTAATTATTGAAACTTGCAAGGATTATATAGATGAATGTAATAAATATTCATTTGATGAAGATAATCAACCTGAAGATGGTAATGACCACTCAATAAACGGTTGCCAATATGCGTGGTTACCACATAAAAAGAAAATTGGTAATTGGAGTGTAATAAATAAAATAATAAAAGATGAAAGTGAGGAATAAGTGATGAACAATAGGGCCAAGTACATTGCAGTAGATGAAGAAAAAAATAATAGAATACAACATATAAGGGAATGTTTTTCTCTTATTTATGATGAAATTGATTTAAAATGCAAACCAAGTAGAGAAACATCATTAGCAGTAACTAAACTAGAAGAAGCACAATTTTGGGCAATAAAAAGTGTAAGTAGGGAGGAATAAAAATGGCTGAAAAGGGAATTTATGAGACAACAATAGAATTAAATGCGGAAAATATAGTAATAAACTTTGAAAATAACAAACTTGTGATAAGAGAGACTGGTGTATTTTTTGATTTTGGAAAAGCAATACAACTATTAAAAAAAGGAAAAAGATTACAAAGAAATGGATGGAATGGTAAAAATCAATATATAGAATTAGCAAACGATATTAGTTACAAGAATACCAATGACGAAATAATAAATGCAGAACATCAAACAATAGGAAATAAGGCAATAGCATTTGTTGGAACATCAGGTACTCAATTAGGTTGGTTAGCAAGTCAAGCTGATATGCTAGCAGAGGACTGGAAATTAGTAGATTAAGGAGAATCCAATGGGAATAGTTAATGAGAAGATAAAAAAAGTGATACGAAATTGGCTAGAAATACAGCCGAGTGTTGGAGATACAATAACAATTCAAGAAACAAACACATTTGAAGGTAACTGTTTTAGAAATCTATTATGGTACAGAGGAGATGCATCAGAGTTACATCAATACTATACACAAACAGACGATTTAATGGGAAATGCAAAGTTTTGGGCAGCGCAAAGTACTACTGGTATAAACTTTAGAAAAATACATACTGGGTTACCTGCTATGATAGTTGATATGTTAGCGGATATAATAGTTGATAGTTTTAATAAAATAGAAGTTAAAGGAAACAACGAAGCACAAACAAATTGGGAAGAAATAGCAAAAGAAAATGACTTCAAAGAAACATTAAAACAAGCAATAATTGATGTATTTGTGCAATGTGATGGTGCATTTAAGATAAGTTATGATACAGATATAAGTAAATATCCTATAATAGAGTTTTATTCTGGACAAGATGTTGATTATGAATATACAAGAGGAAGAATAACAGGGATAAACTTTAAAAATAAATATCCTAAAAAAGATGCTTGTTATACTTTGTTTGAAAAATACTCTAAAGATGGCATAAAATATGAATTATATGAAAATGACCAGTTAATGAAAGATTACAATTCTATTCCAGAAACTGCAGACTTGAAAGAACCAACGGATACTAAATTTATGATGGCTGTGCCTATGATGTTCAACAAATCGAAGAAATATAAAGGTAGAGGACAAAGCATAATAGAAAAGAAATTAGATGCTTTTGATAGTTTTGATGAAGTATGGAGTAAATGGATAGATGCATTAAGAGATAACAGAACAATAACATATATTCCAGAAGATTTAATACCAACAAATGAAAATGGGGATTTATTAAAACCTAACACATTTGATAATAGATATGCTAAAGTAGGAAGTACAACATCAGAAACAGAGAGTAGCAAAATTACAAGAGAAAAAGGAGACTTCGATTATGAAGGAATGTTACAGTCATATATAACAGCATTAGATTTGTGTTTACAAGGTTTAATAAGCCCATCAACATTAGGTATAGATGTAAAAAAATTAGACAATGCAGATGCACAAAGAGAAAAAGAAAAAGCAACACAATATACAAGAGGAAAAGTAATAGATGTATTGGAAAAAGTTATTCCTAAGTTAGTTGAAATATGTCTAAAAACATATGATAAAGCGCAGAAAAAAACAGCAGGTAAATATGAAGCAACAGTAGATTTTAAAGAATATGCTAACCCTAGTTTTGAAGCAACAGTAGAAACAGTTTCAAAGGCTAGACCAGGGCAAAATGTAATGAGCATTGAAAAGACTGTAGATACAATGTATGGAGATAGTTTAACTAAAGCAGAAAAAGAACAAGAAGTAAAAAGGTTAAAAGAAGAAGCGGGAATAATTGAAAAAGAAGAACCTAATATAATGGAACCATTAGAGTAGGTGATTAAATGCAAAATGAATATGATATAAAAAAAGTAATGGAAGAAATTGAATTACAATTAATTACTTCTATGAAAAGAACATTATGGAGTCATAAAGAAGACGAAAAAACAAAAGGTTTTGATTGGCCACAATGGCAAGCACTGAAAATAAAACAATTTGAAGACTATAAGAAGGCAAATAAGGAAATATTTAACAACAATACAAAGGGGCTAAATAGATATTTATATAAACATATAAAACAACAATTTAAAGAAGGTGCAAGCAGAACAAATAAAAACGCAATAAAAACTGGACTTATAAAGAAAGAAGATTCACAATTAGGTGGATCTTTTTTTGGATTAAATCATAGGAAACTAGATGCACTAGTAAAAAGCATCAAATCAGATATGTCAGATGTAAAATATGCAACTTTAAGGATGGCAAATGACCAATATAGACAGATTATATATAAAGCTCAAGTATTTGCTAATACGGGAGCGGGAACAGTAAAACAAGCAATAGATATGGCAAGTAAAGATTTTTTGGCGAGAGGATTTAATTGTATTGAATATAAAAATGGTACAAGACATAATATAGCAGATTATTGCGATATGGCTATTAGAACAGCTAACAAAAGAGCTAATCTAATGGGTGAAGGCGAAATGCGAAAGAAATTAGGCAATCCATTAGTATATATTTCAAAACATGGTGGAGCTTGTGATAAATGTACGCCGTGGGAAGGAAGAGTATATATAGACGATGTATGGTCTGGAGGAAAAGAAGATGATGGAGAATATCCATTATTAAGTACTGCAATAGCAGGAGGTTTATTTCACCCTAGGTGTCAGCATGGTGCTAGTACATATTATGAAGGTATAAATAATGAACCCGAAGAAGTTACAAAAGCAAAGCACAATCATAGCGAAAATGATAAATATACTCAGTATTTGCAACAAAGGCAGAAACAATATACAAGACTGATAGCTGGAAGCTTATTTCCTGAAAGCATATTGAATTACCAAAATAAATTGCAAAACATAGGTGAAAGTAGTACAATAATGTTGACAGATGAAGAAAAACAAGAATTAACTAATTACACAGGATTTGATGCAACAAGAGTAAATAAAGCAATTCGTTTAAATGATATTACTGCAGAAATTCAAAAGAAAATAAATTTATTGGATAGCGCATTAGAAAAATCAAAACCACTTGATCAAGATATTATAGTTCATAGAGGAACAATAATACAAAGTATAGCTGGATTTGAAAAGAGAAAACGAGTAAGCCATGAGGAAATAATGGATTTGAAATATATTTTCATACAGGATAGAGCATTTTTTTCTACTAGCAGATTAAAGGCAGAAGAAACAGGAAGAAATATAATTATGAGAATACATGTTCCTAAAGGGTTTAAAGGAGCTATGGATATCAAACAATATGCTTTTGAAAAATACAAATATCAAAACGAAGTACTTTTGAAAAGAAATACAAAGTTTTATATAAAAAACATAGAATATATAGCTAATAAATATTATATTGATATGGAGGCGATTATATAATGGGATTAGATGATAGATATGGCATACCACATTTGGAAATAACAATTCCAATATGTAAAGTTTGTAAAAACTTAATAAATGAAGATGGAAACTGTAAGGTGTATGGAAATAGACCCAAGGAGTACATGTATGCTCAAAAGTATGATTGCCCACATAGAGATATTGATGAAAAAAATAAATGGTATGATAAAGTAAAAGATAAAATATGAAAAATATTGAAAATTGTAAGATAATGTAATATACTCTTTTTAGATAAAATAAAAGGAGGAAGAAAAAATGGAAACAACAGAAATGAAAACGAAATTTTGCAGACATTGTGGTGAAAAAATACCAGAAGATGCAGTGATATGTACAAAATGTGGGAGACAAGTTGAGCAAATTAATTCATCAAGTCCTAATATAGTAATTAATAATACTAATACTAATACGAATAGCAATATAAATAATCGTATTGCAGGAAGAGCAAAAAATAAATGGGTTTCGTTAGCTTTGTGTATATTTACAGTGTGCGGACACAAATTTTATGAAGGAAAAATTGGAATGGGAATAATATATCTGTTTACAGGAGGATTATTTGGAATTGGTTGGTTTATAGATATAATATCATTATTGTTTAAGCCAAATCCATATTATGTTTAATAATTAATATAACACTTACAGAGATGTAGGTGTTTTTTTATATGCAAGTTTAGTGTTAATGGTAGCACAGCAGTCTCCAAAACTGTTTGTAGTGGTTCGAATCCATTAACTTGTGCCATTTTCAAAATTAGAGTCTTAAAGGGCTCTTTTTTTATTGTAAAAATTATAGTCGACGGACTTTAAACGGGGGAGGTTCCAATATGGAAGACGATAAAAAACAAAATGTAGATACTCAAACTACAACAGATAATGCTCAAAACGAGCAAAAAACTGAAAATAAAAATGAGGGTGAGAAAGCTAAAAAACAAGTAGCTCAAAAAGGCGAAGATGGTTCAATAGTTTTCAAGAATCAAGATGAGTTAGATGGATTTATAAGAAGAATGTATGCCAAAGGTGCTGAAAAAGCAGAACAAGGCGAAACTTCTAAACAAGTTCAAGAAACTCAGAGCAAGCAAGAAGATAAAGGACAAGAAGAACAAAAAGAGACTGTTCAATCAGATTATACTGACAAAATAGCACTTGCTATGGCCAAAGCTGGTGTTGACGTCAAGAAAGTTGAAAGAGCAGCAAGATTAGTTGATATGTCAAAAGTTCTAGAAAATGGATTAATAGACACTAAAAAGCTAGAAGATGAAATCAACGCAGTAATTTCTGAATTTCCTGAGTTAAGAATAGCAAAGGAAGAAGAAAAAGAAGAAAAAGGATTTAAATTTGGAGCAACACAAAGTAACTCTGATGAAAATCAAAAAAACAAAAAACCTATAGCCACAAAAAGATGGAATAGGTTTAATTCATTTTAGGAGGTAATTAATTATGGCATTAAATTATGCAGAGGTATGGTCTCCAGACCTATTAGAAATTATGGAACAAGAATCTTTAACTTCACCATTCGTAACTACAGCAGTTAAATGGTTAAGTGCAAAAACATTTCATTTTACACAAATGAGTACAAGTGGTTATAAATCACATAGTAGATTAGGCGGATGGAACAAAGGAACATTTGCACAAACTGATGTACCTTTCACATTAACACACGATAGAGATATATCATTCTTAGTAGACAAAATAGATGTAGATGAAACAAATGAAACAGCATCTATAAAAAATATTTCAGAAGTATTTCACAAAACACAACAAATACCAGAAATGGATGCATACTTCTATTCTAAAGTCGCTACAGAAGCACAGAAATTAACAGGATATCACAGTTCTACAGCATTGTCTTCATATACAAAAGAAAACGTATATGGAAAATTAAAAGCAATGTTAAGTGCTGGAAAATTAAGAAGATATGTAGCAAAAGGTGCTTTAATTGCGTATGTAAATTCTACAATTATGGATTTATTAGAACAATCTACGGATTTTACAAGAAAAATAGAAATGACACAAATTGCAGAAGGTGGAATTGGAATAGAAACTAGAATTACAGATATTGATGGAGTAACATTAATAGAAGTAATTGACGATGAAAGATTTTATGATAAATTTGATTTTACTGACGGATTCGTTCCTGTTAAGAAGGTTGTAGCAGATGAAAGCAAGAATATAACAGCTGTAACAGGTTCTCATAAAATTAATGTTTTAATAGCATCTCCATTAACTGTTAAAACAGTTCCAAAGATTGCAAGTATTTACTATTTTAATCCTGGTCAACATACAGAAGGTGATGGATATTTATATCAAGATAGAAGTTTATCTGATACATTTGTTTTCCCAAATGGAAAAGATAACAAAATTGATAGCATATACGTCGATGTTGATACAACTGAATATGCAGGAGAATAGGAGGTTATCATGTCGAAAATAAGAGTAATAAAAGATAATGTATTATTATCTATTGATGAAGAAGAGCTTACACAATATGAAGCTAGAGGATATTCAAAATTAGGAGTTCCTAAAAAAGTAGCTTCTAAAGATTTTGAAAAAGAATTAAAGAAAATTGCAAAAGTTAATGAGGAACTAACAGCAAAAATAACAAAAGTTGAAGAAGAAAAGACAGAGTTAGTAAAAGTTAATGAGGAATTAACAGCAAAAATTGCAGAATTAGAAAAGAAAGTAAAATAAGAGGTGTTGCACATGATAAATGTTTATGCAACAAAAGAGGACTATTCTAAATACGGTTCTAAAGTATTAGAAGATAAAGAGATAGAAAAGTACTTAGAATTAGCCTCAATTGACGTTAATAGAATCACATTGACGAGAATAGAAAGAAGAGGATTTGATAATTTAACAAGTCAACAAAAGGATTTAATAATTAAAGCAACTTGCATACAAGCAGATTATATAAAAGAAGAAGGCACTTATGATGATGAAAGCATATCTAGTTATTCAATAGGTGGAGATTTAACCATAAATGAAACTGAATCACAAGATATGGCTGATAAATTAAAAATATCAAAAGTGGCTTTTTCTTATTTAAAAAGAACAGGATTAACACCAAGAATAATATGATAAAGAAATTAAATCCAAAGCATTTAGAAAGATTATTAAATAACGAATGTGACGTAGTTATATATCAAGAAGGCTTATCAGAAGATGGTGAGCCTTTAACTTCTTTAAACTTAAAAAATCAGAAATGTAGGTTTGTTGAAAAAACTAAAATTATAATTAGTTCTGATGGAAGAAAGGTTGAGCTTGTAGGAAAAGTGATACTACTTGGAGATATAGCACCAAAAATTAAGAAAATAAGTGGTGGACAAGTAATAGTAAATGAGACAGAATATGAAATTTATCAAGCAAGTAGACCCAGAAATCCAGATGGAACAGTTCATCATACAACATTGGAGCTGATGTAATATGAAGGTAACATACAATATTAAAAATATAGAAACAACATTAGAAAATGCAAGATTAGCATTAGTAGATACAGCAGAAGCATTAAAAACAGATTTAGTTCAAAGTCAAACTGTACCGAAAGACCAGGGGGATTTGGAGGGAGATATGTTTGTTGATGACACTCAAAAAATAAGAGGAGTGGTTAAAATTCAGAACCCATCAGTATATTCAAGAAAAATTTATTTTGATCCTGAAATACATATAAAACAAGGGAAAAATCCTAATGCTAAACAGTACTGGTTTGAAGACTATATTAGTGGTAGTAAAAAAGACTTACCAATAAAATACTTTAAACAAATGTTAAAAAGGAGAAATGGACAATGATAACAAGAATAAATACATCTAAAATAAGAGATTATCTTAAAAGTATAATACCAGAATGCAGTAAGTGGTCAATAGGGCAGATGGATGAAAACCAAGAAAAAGCTATTGCTTTGTATGCTAATCGTAGACAGCTAGAAGATAATTCTAAGTATAAAAACTTAAAAACGTATGGAATATTGCCAATTACTTTATTGCTGAGATGGACTAAAAATTATAATACGGCTGAAATTATGGCCAACAAAATTTATGAACTACTAGATTGTAGTTCTTTTTTTATTGATGAATATAAATGCTCAATTGAGGGGTTATATAACGGGCCTATTGATTTAGGTGCAGATGAAAACAATGTGTACAAGTTTTCAATTGAAATAAATTTATTGTATAGAAAGGGTGAAAAATAATGGCAACTAAAACAGGAGTATATCCAGTATATGAAAACCAATTTCAAGTTGGTGCTAGTAAGGCTACATTAACAGATATAGCAGACATGGAAAGTTTTTCTGTGAAATTAGATAATGGTGTAGAAGAGTGGGCTCCTCTAGATCAAGAAGGATGGATTAGAAGATTAATGACTTCTAAATCTGTTACAATTTCAATTTCAGGAAAAAGAAATTTTGGAGATACTGGAAATGATTATGTAGCAGGCTTAGCATTGAAAAATGGAAGAGATGTAGAAGGATGTTTACAATGGACATTCCCAGGTGGCGCAACACTATTGTTTGAGAATGCAATATTCAATATAACAAACTGGGGTGCTGGAAAATCTACAGAGGTTATTCCACTAGAATTTGATGTAATGTCAAATGGAAAACCAACATACACAGAAGCGGCAGCATAAGAAAGAGTAGGTATAATCCTACTCTTTAATTTTATATTAGGAGGATTTTTAAAATGGCAAATATAGATATTAGCTCAAAATTAAGTCATGAACCACAAACAATAACAATAGCAGAGGGAAAAACATACGAAGTAGATTGCGGAGCAGAAACAATGCTAAAAGCTCAAGATTTATTTAAAAAAGATGATAGTTTAGACGGTTTATTTAAAGCGATAGAACTATTGTTAGGAAAAGAAGCAGAAAAAGAAATAAAAGAAATGAAAGTAACAGTTGTAGATTTAAAAGTCATTATTATAGCAATAATGGCACAAGTAAATGAAATTACTTATGAGGAAATGGAAAAACGATTTCAAAACAAGTAATGATACAGAATTATGGTATGACATGGAAGATGACTGGCCATTAATTGAGGCAAGTTTAGCTAAGCAATATGGCATACGAATAAGAAGAGAAATAGACACAATGAGTTATGCGGAATTGTGTAATCTTATATCTGGGCTAATGCCAGATACACCACTACGGAAATATCGTTCAGATTCGTAGTGAAGATGATGACGAAGTATTAAAAAATTTTACTCAGGAACAGAAAAATATAAGATGGAAATACAGAAACAAGTTAGCTCAAAAAATGAGTAAGCAGGAATATGAAAAAGTTATTGCTGAATTTCAAAAAGCTTTTAAAGAAATGGCTGGTGATAACAAATGATAGAAATAAGATGCCCTAATTGCAATCAACTTTTAATAAAAGCTGAGCAATGCAAGGGTGAAATAAAATGCGTACGATGTAAGAAAACAATAAAAATTAATATAGATGAAAAAGACAGAGTGAGCAACACAACCGTTATTGGTGAGTAGTTAGCCAATACCTGCTTTTATCCTAAAAGAAAGGAGAAGCGGGAATATGAGTACGAATGTAGGAGCTGTTGACTTTGAATTATTGCTTAATTCTAATCCGTTTAATAAAGGACTTAAAAATGCAACAAATACAATAAAAAGTTCAGGAATAGAAAATTCATTAAGGAAAATAGGAAAATTAGCAATAGCAGCTTTTTCTGTTAAAGCGATAGTGAATTTTGGCAAAGAATGTATTAATCTAGGTTCTGATTTAACAGAAGTACAAAATGTTGTTGATGTTACTTTTGGAAGTTTAAATACAGAAGTAAATAAGTTTGCAGAAAACGCAATAACTCAGTTTGGCTTAGGTCAAACGGTAGCGAAGAAATATGTTGGTACATTTGGGGCAATGGCAAAAGCATTTAATTTTTCTAATAAAGAAGCACTAGCAATGTCAGAAACATTAACAGGTTTAACAGGAGATGTTGCTTCTTTTTACAATTTATCGAGTGATGAAGCATATACAAAATTAAAATCAGTATTTACTGGTGAAACAGAAACATTAAAAGATTTAGGTGTTGTAATGACACAAAATGCACTAGACCAATATGCATTGGCAAATGGCTATGGAAAAACAACATCTAAAATGTCAGAACAAGAAAAAGTGGCTTTAAGATATAAATTTGTATTAGATAAATTAAATATAGCTAATGGAGATTTTATAAGGACAAGTGATAGTTGGGCAAACCAAACAAGAGTATTAAGCCTAAGGTTTAACGAACTAAAGGCAACTTTAGGACAAGGATTTATTAACATATTTACGCCTATTGTAAAAGGAATAAATATGGTACTATCTAAACTTCAAGTGTTGGCAAATGCTTTTAAATCCTTTACAGAAATGATATTTGGAAATGCTGGCGGAGATGATAGCACAAGTACTGTTTCAGACTTAGCGTCAGATGCATCAAAAGCGAGTGATGCTGTGAGTGGAATTGGAGATAGTGCTAAAAAATCTGCTAAAGATTTAAAAAGTTTAGCTTCATTTGATACTGCACAAATATTAAAGAAAGATGATAGTGATAGTTCTTCCAGTGGAAGCGGTTCAGGAGGAATTGATACATCAGAATTAGGCAATTTAACAAATTCTGCAATGCAACAAGCAAATGCACAGATGGATAATTTTATAAAAAAATCAAAAGAATTATTTTCAATATTCAAAGAAGGGTTTGATGATGCTTTTGAAAATACAAATTTTGATGGAATAATAGATTCATGTGAAAGAATAAAAACAGCATTAACGGAAATTTTTACAGACTCAGATATAAATGAATATGCGGCAGAATGGGTAGATACAGTTTTATATAATATGGGGAGAATGACTGGAAGTGTTGCAAGCGTCGGAGTTACTATTGCTGATAATTTATTGGGTGGATTTGCAAATTTTTTAGAACAGAATGAAGAAGATATACAAGAACATATTATGAATATATTTAGTATTTCATCAGAAAGTTGGGACTTACTAGGAGATATTTCAGAAACGTTTGCTGATATTTTTGCCGTGTTTAGAGGACCAGAAGCAAAGCAATGCACTGCAGATATAATTGCTATATTTACTGATGGAATATTAGGAGTATATGAAATAGTTGGAAAATTTACAAATGATATTTTGTATATTATATCGCAACCTTTTATAGAAAATAAAGATTTAATTAAAAATGCATTAGAAGGATTACTACAACCAATTTCTAGTGTATTAGAAACCATAAAACAAGGTGTACAAGATACTTTTTCAAAATTCTGGGAGGTATATGATACTTATATTAGACCAGCGGTAGAAAATATTAAAGATGGTTTTTCAAGTATTTTGGAAACAGTTTTGAATGTTTGGAACGAAAACATAAAACCAATTCTAGATGAATGGGCATCTAGATTTGATTCACTATGGAAAGAACACTTACAACCAATGGTTAATAATTTTCTTGAATTTTTCGGAAAATTAATAAATGGAATATCAACACTATGGAATACATGGTTGGTTCCTATAATTAACTGGATAGTTGCAAATGTAATACCAGTATTGGGCCCTATTTTTGAAACAATAGGAAATTTATTTATGGATGTTTTTGGAGTTATTTCAGACATTTTAAATGGAGTTTGGCAAGTATTAGGAGGATTGATTGATTTTATTGTTGGTGTTTTTACTGGCGATTGGGAAAAGGCATGGAATGGGATTGAATCAATTTTTTCTGGTATATGGACAATGATTAAAGGTATTTTAGAAGGAATTTGGAATGCTATAACAGACATTATAAAAGGTGCAATTGATTCTATGAAAAACTATATACAAACAGTTATGAATAGTATAAAGAGTATATGGGAAAATATATGGAATGGTATTAAAAATTTTGCATCTAATATATGGAATGGAATAAAAGGAATATTCTCAGGAGTAGGTAGTTGGTTTTCAAATATATTTCAACAAGCATATAACGGGATTACAAGAATATTCAGCAATATAGGTAATTTCTTTAGTGGAGTTTGGAATAGAATAAAAAACACGTTTTCTAATTTGGGAACGAGTATAGGAAATGCTATTTCTAGTGCTGTAAAATCAGGAATTAATGGAGTTATATCTTTAATTGAAAGAACAATTAATAGAGCAATTTCATTAATTAATGGCGGTATAGACTTAATAAATTTAATCCCTAATGTTAATGTTGGAAAAATTAGTAGCTTAAATTTACCACGATTAGCACAAGGTGGATATGTAAAAGCAAATACACCTCAATTAGCTATGATAGGTGATAATAGACATCAAGGTGAGGTTGTTGCACCTGAAGATAAATTAATAGCTTTGTATAAAAAAGCAAATCAAGAAATGGGATTAGGAAATAATGCAAAGGTTATAGAATTGCTTGAGAAAATAATACAAATATTAATGAGTTTAAGTTTTGATTTTAACTTATATATAGATTCATACGAGTTAAATAAGAGACTTGAAAAGATAAAAAATAAAAACAGATTTGCAACAAATGGAGGTTAGAAATGGATAAACCCAAATTAATAGTAAGCAATACTCAAGTTCCAGGAATTACAGAACTAACACCTGGGCCTGAGCCATTATGGGGAGAAGGAACTGGAAGAAATGCATTAGATGGCCATTATAGTGGAGTTTTTATTGGATATTTTACTACTTTAGAAATAAAGTTTGGAATCGTATCTGATGAAGAATACAATTTAATAAAGAAATTGCTTGAACATCCTTTTTTAGAGGGTGTTCAATTTTCTTTAGAGAAAGACATGGGAGAATATAAACAAGGAGATTTGTTTACAGAAGATTTTTATAATGGTCAAGCTATTAAATCAACTCCTCTTGCCTGTGGTGGATATTGGAATGGCTTTTCTGTTGTTTTAACAGCAATAGATAGGAGGCCACAATTAGTATGATAGAAGTAAATAATGATTTTAAATTAAAAAGTAAAAAAGTAAAACAACAAGATGTAAAAGTAACAGTAGGAGAAGAAAGACATAAAATAAAACAATTGGTCTATTCATTTGATGGAGCATTGTTTAAAACGATAATGAAACAAGTTGAAATTACAGATAATACTGCAAATCAACTTAAGGATAAAGATATAAACTTTAAATATGGACTTTATATAAATAATGCTTTTCAATATGTAGATTTAGGTAATTTCTACATAAAAGATATGGAAGACGATAAGAAAAAAGAAGAAATAACTGTAACTGGTTATGATAGAATGATCAGATTTATGAAAACATTTAAACAGTCAGAATTACAACTTACATATCCTTGTGCTATACTAACTTTAGTTAAAAGAATGTGTAAAATTTGTGAAATGGAGCTATATTCAACAAATTTCTTCAATTCTGATTTAGTAGTAAATGAAGATTTTTTCACAGCACAAGAATTAACATATAGAGATGTCTTAGAAAAAATAGCACAGATCACATTGACAACGGCCTTTATAAAAGAAAATAAGCTATATTTTTGTAAACCAAGCAATGTAGTTTCTCAGCAGTTAGATAAATCATATATATCAAATTTGGTTGTTAAAGAAAAGTTTGGACCACTCAATGCATTAGTCCTAGGAAGAGGAAGCGTAGAAGATAATGTTGAATCGGTAGATGAAGAAAGCATTACTCAAAACGGAAGATGCGAAATAAGATTTGACGAAAATGAATTTGTGCAAGAGCAAAGAGAAAAAGTAATAGATAATATGTTTGAGCAGATAAAAGGTTTAGAATATTATTCTTTTGAAGCATCAGATTTAGGCGTTATGTGGCTAGAACCTTGTGATTGCATTGAATTAGGAGATCGAGACGGAAATTTTTATAAAACGTATTATTTAAAAGCTAATATTAAATTTACTACAGGGATAGCAAGTAATAGCGAAGCAGAAGTGCCTAACGAGGCAAATACTCAGTACAAAGTTACTTCAAAAGCCGAAAAGAAAACTTTAAAAGTTGAAAGATTAGCAAAGAAAAACGAGGGATTGATACAAGATTTAATACAAGAAAATACAGAGACATCTGAAAAGCTAGTAAAGCATGAGCAGGATATAAATGGTATAAAAAATACAGTTCAAAGCATTCAAGACTTTACTCGTGAAAAAGAGCAGAACGATAATATTTTTCTAGATGATATAGCAGAGGGAGAAGGTTATGTTTTAAATTTTACTGCGTATGGAAATAGTACAACATTTAATTCGAAAGATATAACCATATGTGCTGGTACAAAACCACGAGGAGTTGGCAATTTAATATATTTAACAACGGAAAGTGGGGAAGATTTATTAACAGAAGATGGTCAAGAATTTATTGTTGGAGAAAAATCATATTATGTAAAATCACAAAAAGTTCATTTGAGTGATGTTCTTAGAAGCTTTAAAATTGATGACACAAATACAGTATATGATACTTTAGAAGTTCTTCAAGATGGAACAATACAAGTAACTCGAAGAATAGGTGTTAACAGCTCGGGTAATGAGTATGTTTTAGAAAATGAAATTATCGAAAAAATAAATGAAACTATGATTTTGCCTTCGCTAGAAGGGAAAATATATTATTTTATAGATGAATGCGATAACTTAAAATATTATATTAAGTATATTACGAAAAATGATTATTCGGATTCTTTTTTAGGCAAGTTAAACCTTGGCACAGAGATAGAGCAGAACGCAGAACACGTAAGAGTTGCTTGGAATCAAATTTCGCAATTTTTGCAATTAGAAGGAATTGAGGGAAAAGCAACATTAAGCATTTATGATAAAGACAAAAACTTATTAATGACATTGAACGATGAAGGTCAACATTTTTACGAAAATGACGAAATTTTTGGAGAAATGGGAGTAAGTATTGAGCAACAAAGCGGAAACACAAAAAACAGATACATTGCTTTTTCAGTAGATTGTGAATATGACAATACAATAGGAGATGGAATGGCATGGGGAGTTAAAACGCAAAGTGACGGAAAGTTTTGGCCAATTTTATATATAAAAGATTTTACGATGCCGCCAAAAAATTCTGGAGGATGTACGGGAAAATTGGTATTGGCAGGATGTAATCTAGAATTGGATTCTGAAGGCGCGGGAATTTCTACTAGTCAGGTTCGAATACATGGAGATGCACTACCTGGTCTATATTTTGATGATGAAAAAGCAAATAAAACATTGCTTTCAATTATTCCTGCTTGGGGAAATAATTCTGCAGCAGTACAGATTTTAGACAATATAAATCTTTATGCTAATAAAGCCGGATCAAATACATTAAAAATAGGTGATAATAGTGCATATTGTTTTATGACTGATGATGGAAGCTTGAGTGCAAGTGGATGGGCCGATATTGGTGGATACTTGTTGGTTCATGGAACTCTAACTTCATATGGTGATTTGTGTGTAGGACAACCTGATGCGAATGCTGGTGGAGTTGTATATGGAAATTTTGATATTCGTGGTAATGTGTATGCTAACAATATTTCTTCAGATAAAAGAATAAAAACAAAGATAAAGAATAGTACAATTAATGCTTTAGATATTATAAAAAAGATTAAGCACAGACAATTTTATAAAGATGACGGTAAACATTATGACATCGGTTATATTGCTCAAGAAATGGAGCAGATAGATCCAAATTTCGTATTAATAAGGCCTAAGACAGAAAAAGATGACGAAATGTATTACATAAACGAATTACCTATCATAGCTACATTATCTAAAGCTATTCAAGAACAGCAAAAACAAATAGAAAAAATTCAAGAAGAAAAAGACGAACAGGATAAATTAATAAAAAGTTTGATAGAAAGAATTGAAAAACTGGAAGGAGGAAAATAAATGGGAACAAAAATAAGTGAATTATCAGAAATTAATAGTGTTTCAGGTAATGAGGTTGTTCCAATTGTGAGTAATAATGCTACTAAAAAAGTAAAAATTTCAACAGTTTTAAAAACTGTATATCCTATAGGAAGTATTTACTTATCAACAGTATCAACTAATCCAGCAACATTATTTGGATTTGGAACGTGGGAAGAATGGGGAAAAGGAAAAGTTCCTGTTGGTGTAGATACATCCGATAATGACTTTAAAAACGTTGAAAAAATAGGTGGAGAAAAAACGCATGTATTGACAAGAGCAGAACTACCTGCTGAGCGATTAAAAGTTTTGGATGGAAAGTATTTACCAGATAGGGAGGTTCAAGCTGGTGGTGCTGCAGCGGCTGGCAATGATTGGCCAGGCTTGCAACTTAATGTTAACGGTGATTCAACAAACGCAAAAATGGTAACAGAAAACATGGGGTCAGGCCAAGCTCATAATAATTTACAGCCCTATATTGTTTGCTATATGTGGAAAAGAACAGCTTAAAAGAAAGGAAATTCTATTATGAACGATGTAGAAGTTAAAATAGCTCATTTGGAAGAGCGAGAAAAAAGTAATACAAAGAGATTAGACGAACACGATGACAAAATTCAGAAATTAGAAGATACATATGCACTAATTAAAAATGTAAATTATCGCATTGGAAACGTAGAGTCTAATATTGAAAAAATAAATACAAAGTTAGATGAAAAAAGCGATGAAAAAGGTAAAAAATGGGACAAGTTTATAGACTATGTCTTTTATTTTGTCTTATGCGCATTGCTAACGTATATTTCAACAAGGTTGGGGCTTAAATAGAAAATACATATTATCTAACAAATTATATTAATAATAAATAAAAATAGCTAGAAATCGATTTTAAGCGGTCGCTTTCTAGCTTTTTTATATAAAATTTTAGAAAGAGGAAAAATTGATGAGTAAAAACAAGAAAAAAATTATTTTAATTGTAACATCATGCGCTTTAGCAATTTTAGGTTGTTTATGCGGAATATTTTTTCAAAACGACGAACTAAATAATTCAATTGACACTATTCAAAATGTAATAAACAACGAAATTGAAAACATTGACACATACGAAATGACAGAAACAGATGTACAAGAATTGCCAACAACAGAGATTATCGAGCAAAATGAAACAGATGAACAAAATTTAGAGCAAGAAGTTGAAGACGAGAGCTTTGAATTGCAAGGAGATATAGCTTACGAAGGCGACAGAGCTAGAAGCTGGAATGTAACTCTTGGAGATTACAAAGGATTAACTTATTACTCTCAACTAGACAGTAGATGGAAAAACAAAATGTATTCATCTACAGGAAATAGAAATCAAACAATAGGATTAAGTGGTTGTGGACCAACGAGTGCTAGTATGAT